GGAAGACAAGGTCAAAACTGCTGGCGTGCCTGTACAGGTGGTGCGCCGTTATGAATACGTCACTGTCAATGACGTGCGCAGGATCAAGTCAGTGTCCTATGATGATGAGGGTACAGTCATGACGAAAACGGAAATTGTCGATGGTCTGATCAGGAACGGGCATTGGCACGAAACCGATCGCACCTTCTTGATGAGTTTGAATGACGAAAGTCTGGCGCACCTGCAGACGCGCGAGAAGGCCGCCGCTAACAGCGACGCGGACAAACCCGCGGACGAGCCGGTCGATAAGCCGGTTGACAAGCCTGCAGATACGGCGGCACAGCCGGCCGATAAGCCGGCTGACAAGCCCGCGGACAAGCCTACAGGCAACGCAGCGCCTGCAAAGCCGGTCACGCTTGCCGAGTATGTGGGTGCCGCCCCGCCGGAGATCCAGGAAGTCTTGCGCGCTGGCGTGCAGGCGCACAACCGCGAGCGCACTGCGCTGGCGCAACGCATCATCGCTAACAAAGCGAATATCCTGTCGGAGCAGGATCTGCTAGCCAAGCCGATGGCCGATTTGCAGGCAATGGCTGCGTTGTGCCCGGACCAGGACACAACCATCAACGAGACGGTTGCCAGCTTTGCTGGTTTGGGCCCCGTGACGGGCAATAACGAGCAGGAAGCGCTGCAGTTGCCCGTTATGAACTTCAACGACGAATAGCAGCGCGGCAACAGCGGTTGTCGGCTGCGCTGGTTAGTGCAGTACCGTCTGTGGCTTGCTAATACGAGGGTATACAGATGTCGGCAAACACGATTCAGTTGGATGGCGAAGGCTATCGTCGCTTGGAGGCGATCGCCAACGAAGCCATGTATCCGGGCAATATCGTTGAGTTGATGAGCACCGGCAAGATCAAAAAGCATGCCACCGCGGGCGGCTTTGGTCTGGTCCTGGTCGCTGTGGAGGATGCGTTGCAGGGCAACACAACCGCAACGCAGTATGCCAGTGCGGCCCGTGTGCTGTACCACCACCAGACGCCCGGCACGCGCTTCCAGGCGCTGTTGGTATCTGGCGAGACCATTGTTATTGGCGACATGCTGATCAGTGATGGTGCTGGCCGTCTCAAGAAAACGACCGGTACCCCCAGCCAGATTTTCGCCTATGCTGAGGAAGCGTGTGACCTCAGCGCAAGCACCGCGGTGGATACGTTGATCGCTGTGCGCGCTGCAGGATAACGGGTGTCGTTATTGCGGCACGTGCGTCAATAGGCCCGGCCATTGTGGCTTAGGTTAACCAGGTAAAGAGGTACAGATCGATGGACCAGTTCATCTTCAACGGTGCGGCCGTTGGCGACGTGGCCTCGGCCCTACTCCATGCGGGTATGGATCCCGGCGTTCTCCGGCCCTATATTGGTGCTGGTGGCCGCACATACATTACGCGCAACGGCAAAGCCGTGTTGGCGCGCAACGCCACTGCTACCATGCGATACGAGGATTGGCGGCAGTTGGACAGTGTCGTGCTCAAGGCGGCCCGGCCGCGGCTGAAGTTCGTCGCTGACGTGCGTCAGCGTGGCCTCGAGTATGGTATCGGCAACGGGATGGGGAAGACAGTGCTGTCTACTGAGACGCTGTCGGACATCAACGATGCCGATATCAGCATGGACGGCCTTACGCAGACCCAAGGCGACCGGCCGGTGTCCGAGATCGGTCACTTGCCGCTGCCTATCATCAGCAAAGACTTTTCGTACAGCGCCCGCGAGATTGCTGTCAGCCAGAGTGGTGGCACCCCGTTGGACACCACCACTGCGGAGATGGCCGGCCGCAAGGTTGCCGAGCAAGTCGAGAAGCTGGCGTTGGGTGTGGCCAGCAGCTACACCTATGGTGGGGGCACCGTTTACGGTGCTACCAACTACACCAACGCGCTGACAAAGACTATGACAGCGCCGACGGCCAGTGGCTGGGCGGCAACCACTACGGTGGAAGAAGTGTTGGCAATGCGCGGTCAATCACAGGCTGCGTATTACTACGGCCCGTGGATGCTGTACACTTCACCGTCGTGGGACGCCTACCTCGACAATGACTACAGTGCGGCGAAGGGCGACAACACCCTACGCCAGCGCTTGGCCGCTATCGAGGGAATCGAGGGTGTGCGTACCCTGGACTATCTCACCGGCTACAAGATGCTCCTGATCCAGATGACCAGCGAGGTTATCCGGATGGTGGTCGGCATGGAGATCATGACGATCCAGTGGGAGACGGTTGGCGGGCTGCGTCGCCATTTCAAGGTGATGTGCATCCTGGTTCCGCAGTTCCGTGCGGATCAGAACGGCAATACGGGTTTGGTTTACGGCAGCACGTAAGCCGGCTAGTTGTCACTGGATTCGGGAGAGTGGTCGTGGTCACTGGGGGGTAAGGGTAGCTAAGTCCCCTGCCCTTACCCCCTTGGTTATGGTTGCTGGGACAGGAGACCCATCCGATGGCAAGGTACAAGCTAAAGGAAAAATGCGGTGCCCACGAGGAAGGCGGCAAAACGTATGCGCCGGGTGATATTGTGGAAAGCCCGGTGGACTTGGCCGCCACCTTCCCGCATAAGTTCGAGAGGGCGTCAGCTATCCAACCAGTGGACGCTACGGCCGACGTGCCCTTGCAGGTGCGGGAAGTGCTTGCCCCACCGACCGACGGGCCCGCTACAAGCCCCGTTGTGGACGCAGACAGCCCCGCTGACGACACAGACGCTGCTGACGGGCCTGCTACAGGCCCCGCGGCGCCAGCGGGCCCCGCTGACGCTTCTGTGTTGGCGGCAATCAAGTCTAAGCTGGGCAGCAACGTAACGGCCGAGTTCAGCACCGCAGTGGCTAACGGCTATTTGGTGCTGCGTCGCGGCACCAAATACCGTGTGGCCGATAGTGCTGAACCGGACAACGCCTTGTCCGGTAAGGGCAAGACACGGGCAGCAGTGGTCGAGTGGTTGGAGGAGAATACGGGGCAGGACTAACAACGGTTGTGGTGGTGTATGCGGTGGCAGCCTAGACAGTGGTGGGCTGGGCGCAAGGCCATCGTTATAGGTGGTGGTCCGAGTCTGGCCGAGTTTGCGTGGCCGCGTTTACGTGGGCGGTTAACCATTGGGTGCAACGATGCCTATGCGTTGGGCCCTAGTGTGTGCACTGTCTGTGTCTTTGGCGATATCAAGTGGTGGCTAGTTCACCGCGATCGTTTGGCCAAATGGCCAAACCCTATCATCACAAACCAACCTAGCCTTGTGCTATCGAGTCCTGATTGGGTGTTGGCGCTGCCCCGCAAGCCTAGTGGCTTGCATCGTGATGCGTTGGGGTGGGGCGGCAACACCGGTTGCGTTGCGGTGAATGTGGCTTTGCTATTGGGCGCTGTCGAAGTGTATTTGTTGGGCTTTGACATGTCGTTGGGGCGGGGGCGCCGCACAAACTGGCACGACCAAAACGTGGGCAACCCGACGGAGGCTAGCTATGCACGCTTTCAGTTGGGCTTTCAAAAGATTGCAGATGACCTACCACGTGTCTACCCACATAGGCGGGTACTGACGTTGGGCAAAAACGGTTTGGATATGTTTCCAAACGTAGACATCGACAAGGTATTGGCGGCGTAGGAGACCAGCAATGCCGAACATTATCAGACAGCGGCCGGCTGAAAAGCCGGGCTACAAGACGACAGAATTCTGGCTCAGTTTGTTGGCCATGCTGTTGGGGGCGCTTATGTCCAGTGGTGTGCTGGGTGGGGCGTCTGATAATGGCGTGGTGAACCAGATTGTCGGCGCTATTTTGGTCGCCCTGTCGCAAATGGGGTATGCCGGTAGCCGGGCAGCGGTGAAGAAGGCGGCATAGCGTGTGGCAGACCATCATCAAACTGATATTGGCCGTGCTAGTGCGGCTGTTGGAGACCAAAGATGCTGGCAAAGGCGAAACGGTTACTGTTAGTCGGGCTGGTAGTGTGCGTAAGCGCTTGGAGCAACGCTTGCGTAAGCACTTACACACCAACGATACGGGTAATACTGGTGCCCGACGGTGAACCAGTACAACTGGCGGAGGATGTAACGGCACACGTGTGGTGTCATGGCGAGGGCGGTGAATTGGTGCGTAGCAGTAACTATGTGCGCATACCGGCCGGGTGGTGGTGCTTGCCAGACCCTGGACCAGAAGATGGCGGGTAGGTTATGGCATATAGGACAGACGCAACGGCGGTTGGCGGCATCATAGAAGTGGATGACAGTATAAGTGTCACGCCATTCATCGAAGCCGCCAACCACTTGGTTACAAGCTGTTGCACAGACAGTGATACCGACTATACGGCTGCCCAACTTGAGTTGATCGAGCGCTGGTTGGCGGCCCACTTGTATGCTGTGCGTGACCCGCGGGCAGTCAGCGAGACTGTGGGGCCCATCGGTGCTAAGTACGAGAGCAAGGTGGATTTGGGGCTGCACCTTACGCGATACGGCCAGCAAGCCATGCTATTGGACACAGCGGGCGGTCTTGCCGCCCTTAATGGTCGTGTGTTGGCTGGCAAGGCTGCTGTGACGCCGGGCGTTACATGGGCTGGCACGGATGATTGGGATGTGGACAACATAACGGGAACGTAACGTGTCGTTGATAACCAAGGCAATGCAGGAAACGGCGGTCTATTGGGGACCGCCAGTGGAAGATGGCGATGGAGGCCACACGTTTCCGGCACCTGTTGAAATATCGTGTCGTTGGGACGGTGTCGAGGGCAGGGTTGTGGACCCGCGCAGCCATGACGTGTTGGACAACAGTAGCGTCATGGTTGACAGGGACGTGGCTATCGACGGCTACCTGTTTTTGGGGGAGCTGACTGATGTGGGCAGCAGCGACCCGGATGAACTGGATGGGGCGCATAAGATAGTCGGCTTCCAGAAGATACCGGACCGCAAGGCACGCGAGTATTTGCGGATAGCAACGGTGTAGCATGGCAAAGACCAGACGGCGCGTGTTAACAGGGCGTAAGGCAATAGAAGCCGCGCTGCGTCGTGTGGCTACTGACATGAAGCGCAATTTGACACCTGCCATCACGGATGTCACTGCGTTTGTGCAGCATGAAAGTATGGATCGTACCCCGCTGCGCACGGGCAACTTACGTGGCAGCACGCGCAGCATTGTACGGAAATACACGGGCAAGGTGGTTGGTACTGTGTACCTAACGGCCGCATATGCGTTATTTGTGCATGAGGCTGCCGAAAAGGTAAAGTTCCGCAGCCCGTGGCCCCGCGGCCGTAAGTATCTGGAGCGGGCAATGTCGGAAAACGTGGGCGCCATTAGGGCAATGATACGTAGGTGGTTGGTGTGAGTACGGTTACTGTCCTATACCCTGTGAGCCGCATTGTGCGGGACTATCTCGTGGACGAGGTAGCCGTAGCGTATGATTATGACGCAAGTACCGATTGGGCAGTGGCGACAGCGGCCAGACCCGAAAAGCCGTTTAACGCGGTGACCATCTATGACGAAGCGGCACAGGTGCGGGCACGCTTTCATAGTGGCGGTGTGCTCGATGATCCGGTGGTGACTATCGAGGTGCGCAGTGTCCGACCAGAACCAGGGCAGTACCAAGCTAAACGCATTTTGGACGCGATGGACGCGCTACAGCGGTACACATGGGCGGGCGGCAGCTTAGGGTATGACCAGGATGTGGTTGTTGCCGTTGCCCACCGCGTGCGCGGCATCTTCAACTTGGGGACGGATGATAATGGGCGTTGGCTGTACAACATGGAATACAGCCTTGTGATACAAGGCGTAGCGGGTGGGCCGGCAATGGAAGCGCGGCGTAGGACGCGCTATTGGCTAACGGGCTATTGGTATGATGTCTAGCATGGGAGATAAGCCATGATCGCAGCAGCGTTGAAAGACGGCTATGGGATCGCCATGACGTTTGGCACGGGGGAGTCTAGTACTGACCACAGTGGTATTACGTTGTCTGTGGACCCTAACAGCATTACCCCGCCGGGTGCTGCTGGTGGCGATGCCATAGGTACTACCACGCACAGCAACAGTGCTTGGCAGACGAAGTCACCGCAAAGCCTGTTGGAGGCAATGGATGGCGCATTCACGGCGGCGTATGATCCGGATGCGTGGGACGATATTGTGGCGCTGATAAACGACAATGTCCTCATCACGTTTGTGTTTCCGGATGGCGAATCTGTTGCTGTTTACGGGTACGTACAGTCTTTCGTGCCCAATGCGTTTGTGCCGGGCGAAATGCCTACCGCTGAGTGTGTGGTAGTTATCACCAACCGCAACCACAACACCGGCCTCGAAGTCGCCCCGGCGTATTCGGCTAGTAGTTAACCGCCCGCCGGTTGGCGTGCATTGTAGGAGATAAGTCATGATTGCAACGTCCCTGAAAGATGGCAAGGGCATAACGGTTGCTTTTGCTGGGCACACAACGCTGTATTTGGACCCAAACAGCCTAACCCCGCCCGGCATCAGCGGTGGTGACGCTATCGACACTACTACGCATAGCAACAGTGCCTGGAAGACGAAGACGCCACAGCAATTGCTGGAAGCGCTGGACGGCAGCTTTACAGCAGCATATGACCCGGACAACTGGTCAGCCATTGTTGCGTGTCTCAACCAAAACGTGGCGATTACCATTACCTTCCCCAACAGCGGGGCGGGCACATTGGTGTTCTATGGGTTCTTGCAGACGTTTGTGCCCAACGCTTACGTACCCGGCGAGATGCCCACCGCTGAATGCGTGATCGTCGTCACCAACGAAAATGGTAGTGGTGTGGAAACGGCGCCTGTTTACACCCCGTAAGTGTGTGTGGGGGTGTGTCGATAGTTGGCATTGTATAGGAGACCAAAACCATGCGCGAATACAGTACAGAGCGGGCCGTCGAACAGGTTATGATCGATGGGCACCTGTATGAGGTGCGCGAATTGACTGTGGACGGCAGTAAAGCGTACCGCCGTGCGTTGGGCGAGACTATGGAGTTGCGCCTTGTCAGCACGGGCAAGACTACTAAGGATGGTCGTGATGTCATGCGCAAGGAAATCCTCGTGCGTGACTTCGAAGGGGCACAGACGGTGCTGCTGTGCAACACCGTTTTCAAGATGGTCGAGGGCAAAGGCACGCCTGTGTCTTCCTCTACTGTCGGCGGTTGGGGTAACCGGATGGCTGAGGAACTTGCCCGCGTGGCCAGTGATCTAAACGGTCTGGACGTGACCGAGGAAGTGCAGAAGGCCAACGCAGAAAAAAACTGACTGAGGGGGATGGTCTGTTTTGGTGTTGGCTGGCTAAAACCGTCGGCCAGCCAATACACATACTGCAACAGACCATGCCCATGAGCGAAGTACGGTTGTGGGAGGCTTATCATGACGATGAGCCGAACCGACACACCAAGGCTGACTATTACATGGCACAAATGGCCATGTTCGCGGACATGGCGCGGGCCGGCAAGCCGCGCACCTTCCGCATACGCGATTACCTGTTGCGGTTCAGGTTGGTTAGGCAAGCTATGTCAATGGAGGAAGCTAAGGAACGGGTTGTGCAATGGGTAACTGCGCTGGCTGGCATGGCCGGCTTGCATAAAGGTAAGTCGGCGCGCAAGAAAAGAAAGGGATGCAAACGTGATCCCAAGTAGTTTAGGCACCATGGCTGCCCATGTCGCCATTGATGGTACTGGTGTTGACAGGGGCCTGCGCAGCGTAACCCGCAG